ACTGAACGTGCAGCGATTGCTCTTAATACAGCAAAGACTGGTATAACAACTTCACAAGCTACTAATATCACAAATAATACAGCGGTTGCTATGAAAACTTTGGCTGTGGAAAAAACTTCATCAGAATGGGCATCTGCGTGTGGTGATGGTGGTTTTTCTTTTCCTACAGATGAGATTGATCTAAGATTAGATACACTAGTTACGATAAGGCTTGAAACTTGGGATTCATCAGTAGAAGATTTAACTCCAGGTAACTTTACAGATATGAATATTATCTTTAATATGACAGGTAATAATCACACTCAATATAATCTTGGACTTATTGGTAATTGTGGCCTTCAAAATAATATAGGTACAGGTGTTAAACTTGAGACTGCTGTAATGGAATGTTATGCTAAAAACGCAGATAGTTCTAACTTTGTTCCAACAAATCCAGTAGCATTAAAAATGCAGACTTCAGGTGCTTTTCCTGAAAGTGATACTTTAAAGTTTCGTGTTATAATTAGTTATTATAGACATCAGGCAGAAGCTTATACTTACGATTAATATATAAAATTAAAATAATGGATTTAAAAACAGGAAGAGCTAAAACTCAAGCAATAAGAAATTTAGATAGATCTGTAACATCTAGAGTAAGAACTACATCAGATACTTTAGGTAAAGATACTAGAGTAATTGAAGTTAATCTAGCTCTAGGCGATCTCGATGATGATACTTGGTATGCAAGATCTCATGGAGAAAAGAGCAGTGCATTAGGTGCAACTCTAGGAACAGGCGACCTTCCTACATTTGATTTCACAGCAGTTAGTTCAGTTACTTACGGAGATGCTCTTATATCTAGAAAAGCAACAATAAAAGATGTTCAATGTGCAGCAATACAACAAGGAAACGCTGGAGATAGATCACTTGGAATATATATAGGATATGTTCCTTTTACACCTGGTGCAGATATAGTCGCTGATGCAATGGTGCTTACTAGAGTTGGAGAAGCAGATGCAGCAGTTGAAACTTTTACATGTACTGATAGCTGGACTTTATCTAGTAAAAATCTTACAAGTTTTAATAATCAAGTAATACCTGCAAATAGTATTTTATTTATAGCTATTAAACACATAAGTGGTCCTACAAATTCTTGTGGTTTTCAACTAAAATTCGATCTGGAATACAAAAATTAAGATATGGCAAATACAGTAAAAATAACACAAACAGCAGATACTTTAACAAGTGATAAGATTTCTTTTGATGTAACTACATCATTAGAGCAAAATAGTACTGGAGATGATGTAACACAATTTTCAGGAATTAGACGATTTGAATTAGCGGCTTCTGGTACAGATGCTACTACTTTAGGTCAAAAATTTACAGGAGCTACTGAAACAGGAACTCATTATTTGTATGTTAAAAATGCTACTAGCGGGAATTCAGCAGCAGTACATATTACACTTAGTTTAAAGTGTTTGAATGGAGAAGATGTAGTATGTACCTTTGAAATATCAGAACTAAAAGAAGGAGACACTTTATGGTTACCTTTCAGACCTGTTACATTAAACTCAGCTATTACTATAACAAATGCAAGTGGAACAGAAGCAGCTTTAGTAGAGCTAGCTTATTACTATTAGAATGGCAAAAGTTACTCTCTACACCTATCAAAAACCAACCAAAAAGAAAAGACCTGGCGTGCATGCTAAGTCTAAAACAAGCAAATCAAAAAATTCGAAGAATTACAAGAAGATGTACAATGGACAGGGAAGGTAATAATAATATGACATACGCTGATAAATTGGAACACGATCAAAAAATCTTACGAATAGCAATGATTAATGCTTATAATTTAATATTAGGTAAAATTACATACGAGGATTTATTAGATAGAGACGATCAAGGAATGTGGTTACCTGATGGATTTAAAGACGGAGAATCAATACCTCATTTAATAGAATATTTTATTGAGACAGAGGAATATGAAAAATGTCAAGACCTAGTAAATAAACAAAAAGAACTACAAAAAGATAACCAAATAAACGAATTAACGAAGATTTTTAATAGTACTAAATGGATACCACCAAAAAACAAAAGGTAGGAAAGAAGTGGTCTGATATAAATAAAGATAAACATAATCCTGTTGCACATACAGGACAAGATTATATCAAATTCGAAAACACGGAAGTTTTCAGCCAGTCCGCACAACATTTCCTAAAACATAAAACTTATACATTTGCTCCTCCAGGAACTTCAGAATATATAGAATTCTGGGATGAGGAAGAAAGACGTTGTAAAGAAGGTCTTACTATTGGAGGTATCAGAGTTACAGGAGAGCATTATGCTTATCTTAATTATGCTCGAATATTAGCTACAGTAGATCAAGGAGACAGACAACGTAAAATAGATACTTTTCCAAAGTTTCTAGATATGGATTATTATTGGTATCATGAACTAGAAAAAGCTGAGAAGAATGGAGAAGGCATGATAGTTGTAAAAGCCAGACGTAAAGGATTTTCTTATAAAAATGCTTTTGGTATGGTTTGGAAGTATAATTGGTTTCCTAATTCTATATGTATCTTAGCTGCTTTTGAAAAAACTTTCTGGGCTAATACAATGGAAATGGCTAAGAATATGATCAATTTTATAAATGAACATACAGATTGGGCAAAAGGATTCTTAGTAGATAGACAAGATTCTATTAGATCTGGATATATAGAGAAAGATCCTATCTCTGGTATAAGTATACAAAAAGGATTTCGATCAGAAATTTTAGCTTTATCTTTTAAAGATTCTCCTCAAAAATCTGTAGGTCGTACTGCTGAACGAATGCTTTTTGAAGAGGCAGGAGACTGGCCAGGATTATTACAAGCATATCAACGTTCTTATCCTTTATTTAAAGATGGTAATATTATGATTGGAATGCCTATTATATATGGTACAGGAGGTAATAATAAAAATGGAACTAACGCAGATTTTGAAGAAATGTTTTATAATCCATCTGCTTATGGTCTGAGGACATATGAAAATATATATGATGAAACCGCAGTAGGAGAAGCGGGTTGGTTTGTAGATGATTCTTGGTATAGAGAGCCTTTTGTAGACAGTGCTGGAAATGCTTTAAGAGAAGAAGCTTTAAATGATATTGAATTAGAAAGAGAGGGTAAGAAAAAAGCGGATCCTAAAGCATATAATATGATGGTAACTCAGCATCCTAATACTCCAAAAGAAGCTTTTCTTAGAAATGAAGGATCTGTATTTCCTGCAGTAGAATTGTATAATGTTTTAGCTAAATTAAAACAAGATGATAGATATAAAAAATTAGGTACTCCAGGAATTTTATATGAAGAAGAAGGAGAAATACGATTTAGACCTGATTTGAATAAAAGATTATTTCCTTTAAACAGATTTCCTCATAAACCAAACGATCCTCAAGATGGATGTATAGTAATATATCAACATCCTCCAGAAGTTATGCCTTACGGCTTATATAAAATCGGACTTGACCCTGTTGCTTTTGATAAATCAGGAAGTAAGTCATTAAATGCTGCTTATGTTTATAAATCGCATCAAAAATTTGATTATGGCTACGATGAAATCGTTGCTGAATATGTTGGTAGACCCGATAATATTGAAATCTATAACAGAAATTTGGAACTATTGTCTGAATATTACGGCCGTGCAGAGATCATGTTTGAAAATGATCGTGGTGAAGTCTTATCGTATTTTAAAAGACGGGGGAAATTAGGATTATTAGCAGATCAACCAGATAATGTAATATCTAAAGTTATACAAAACTCAACAGTATCTCGTATAAAAGGATGTCATATGAATGATAGAATGAAAGATGCGGGAGAAAAATTTATACTAAGATGGCTTTGGTCAGAAAGAGGTAAGAGAGAAGATGGATCATTTATTTATAATATGGATTTAATTCCTGCTCCTGCTTTAATAGAAGAATTAATACAATATCATAGACAAGGAAACTTCGATAGAGTAATGGCTCTTATGCAACTTATGTTCTGTGTAGAAGAAACATATGAGCAACCAATTGACAAAGAGCCATATAAAAATAAAAATATTTCCTATTTAGTAGATAATATAGACAATATGTTTCGCAGAAGGCGATAATTTATTCTTATATTTGCTAGTTAGAAAGAAAATACGTTAAATTATGGCAACATACTCATTTCCTCAACAAAGATTATCTTATGCAAAAAAGAAAGCTAATAGTTTTCAATGGGCTAAAGATGTCATTGATGAGATAGACAAACATAAACATGTAGGCATTACTGGCCAATCTGATCTTTCAAGAAAATCAGTTAATTATGATTTATTTAATGGAAAACTAGACATAAACGATTTCGAATATGTCTGTAAACCTTATGGAGTTGATGGTGTAGGTGAATTACCTGCAGAACTTCGACATTATGATATAATGTCTTCTAAACTAAGAGTTCTTTTTGGAGAAGAAATTAAAAGACCGTTTAATTTTAAAGTAGTTGCAACAAATGATGAAGCTATTACCGAAAGAGAAAGAGAACAAGCAAACTTATTACGTAGCTATGTTCAACAAGAAATACAAGCTAAAATCCAGGCTGCAATTATGCAAGCAGGATTGTCTCAAGATGGTATGCCAAATGAAGCGCAAGACCCTCAAATGGTTCAGCAACAACAACAACAAATCCAGCAGATCCAACAACAAATGACTCCTCCTGAGATAGCTGAATATATGAAAAGAGACTATCAAGGAAGTATAGAAATTTTAGGTAATCAGTTATTGAGTTATTTAAAAAAGAAAGAAAAATTAAGACACAAATTTAATAAAGGTTGGAAACATGCTTTAATATCGGGTGAAGAAATATATTGGGTAGGTATCGTAAATGGAGAACCTACAGTAAGAACAATTAATCCTTTATATTTTGAATTTGATAAAGACCCAGATATTGACGGCATAGAAAATTCTCAATGGGCAAAATATACTATGAGAATGACTGCAGGTTCAGTTATAGATACTTTTGGTGAGTATTTAACTGAAAAAGAAATTAAAGATCTGTACGATGATACAAATGTATCTGGTGCAGCTCATCCTCTTGGATCCCCTGAATTCAATTACGATTCTAGTCAGGACGTATTTTCTTCTTCTTTCCCTTTCGAGTGGGATTCCAATGACACTTCCAATGGCGGCTCTTACATAAGAGTCGTCCATTGTGAGTGGAAATCTTTACGTAAAGTAGGATTTTTAACTTATATGGATCCTGAAACTATGCAAATACAAGAAATCATAGTGGATGAAACTCATAAGTTTAAAAAAGAAGCAGGAGATGTAAAAATAAAATGGGAATGGGTTCCTGAAGTATGGGAAGGCACTAAAATTGGGAATGATATATTTGTAAATATGCGTCCTAAACCAAATCAATTTAAAGATATTGATAATTTATATACATGTAAATTAGGATATACAGGATTTATTTATAATAATTTAAATTCTGAATCTGTCTCTATGATAGATAGAATGAAACCTTATCAGTATTTATATAATATTATGATGTATAGATTAGAATTAGATCTTGCATCAGATAAAGGTAAAAAATTCTTAGCTGATATTACACAAATTCCATCCTCAATGGGAATGGATATGGAGAAGTGGTTATATTATTTTGATGCGTTAGGCATTGCTTTTGTAAATCCTAATGAGGAAGGTGCTAGAAATAAACCTAGTAATTTCAATCAGTGGCAATCTATTGATCTTACTATGTCTCAAACTATTCAACAAAAAATTCAATTATTAGAATATTTGGAACAACAGTGTAGTGAAGTATCAGGTATAACTAAACAAAGAGAAGGACAAGTTGGTCCAAATGAATTAGTAGGAAATACACAAAATGCAGTAGTACAGTCTTCTGCTATTACTGAAGAATGGTTTTATCAGCATAATAGTTTAAAAGGACGTGTTTTAGAATCTTTAATAGATACTGCTAAAGTAGCTTATGGGGATGGTCCTGTTAAGAAAATACAATATGTTTTAGATGATATGACTACTAAACTTATAAAATTAGAACCAGCTAAACTTGTAAATTCTTCTTTTGGAGTTTATGTTTCTGACTCTGCAAAAGATCAAGAATTATTTATGACTATGAGACAACTTGCTCATGCAGCTCTTCAAAACCAACAAGCAGAGCTTTCTGATGTTATTAAAATGATGACTAGCGAATCTAGTGCAGAAATTAAAACATTACTTGAGGTAGCCGAAGAAAATAGAAGAGAAAGAGAACAACAGACACAACAAATGCAACAACAGTCTCAAGCAGAACAGGCTAAAGCTCAGCAACAGGCTCAGATGGCTATTGAACAACAAAAAGCTGAACTTGAAAAAGCTAAGTTAGAGATGGAAAAATATAAGACTGATGCTAATAATGAAACTAAAGTTCAAATTGCTGAAATTAATTCATTTAGAAATCAATTAGATCAAGATATTAATGATAACGGAGTTCCTGATCAATTAGAAATAGAAAAATTAAAAATACAAGCAGAACAAGCTGATCGTAAAGCTGATATTGAAGATCGTAAATTAGATATAAAAGAAAAAGAAATAGAAAGTAAAAAAGAATCTGAAAAAGAAAAACGTAAACACGAAAAAGAAGAAAAAGCTAAAGATCGAAAAACTAAGAAAAAATCTGAGTAATTGTGAGAAATATTAATAATCAAAATACTGGAACAAATTCTGCAAATCTTTCATCAAATCCTTATAAAATACAAAGTTTAAACTCTTTAGAAGAACTTAAGAAAGTAATTAAACAATATAATATTGACAACGGTTGGCCAGAAGATGCAACAGAGGTAATGTCATTTACTATAAAAAGTAATGATCCTTACTCTGACTTGCTAATGACTAAGTGGTCGGACTATAATTCAGATGACTATTTAGCGTCAGGTAACGTACCTAGATCTCCTCAAATAGGAGATACATTACATATACAAGATATGGGTTCTTCAGGTGTAGGATGGGCTAAATATGATGCACCATATTATTACATAGAGCGCTCTCAAATGTCAAAACTAGATACTAAACCACTTCAAAGTTTACCTGAAATAGAAACTGATATAGAATCTGAATTAACCAAAGTAGATGTTCCTGAATATAAAGGATCCACTAAAATGGATGATATTAAATTTCATCATAGAAAATTTAAAGAAGAAAATGGTAAATATTGGGCATACAATCCTGTAATGGATAAAAATGTAAATACAAGAAGAAATACAGGAGATGGATGGTATCCAATAACAAGAAAGACTTGGGATCATTCAATAAAAGATTCTAATTATAATAATATCACTAACGAATATGAAAAGTGGTGGTATGTCGGAGAAAAGAATGAACCCCCAATAAATAACGAAACTGTTTTAGATTTTGTTCAAAATGAAAATCTGTCAGATATTATTAAAATGAATGATGGGGGTAAAGTAGATAAAAATAATCCATACAATTATGGTTATACTTCTAAAGATGATATAGATATTCCAGACTGGATTACAAAGTATGTTATTCCTTATACTACTCCTGAACAATTTAAAGGTTTTTATAAAGTATGGACAGAAGCTGGAAGACCTAATCTACAAGTAGGATATGAAGCAGTTCCAGATTCTTATAGTGGATGGGATATGGCTAAAGATGTAATCTCTACTAGTTTACTAGCTATTCCGCATCCTGGAGCTAAACTTCTAGGAATGACTGGTTTATTTTCAGGAGGAAAACATGAAAAAGCAGTTACAGCAATAAATACATTAATGCAAAATAAGGCTGCTAAAGATCGTGGAGCATATTATAATCCTGCAAATAGCACCATTTATATTAATACGAAACCGTATCTTAATAAAAGTATATCTAATGAACAAGTTTTTAGATATATATTAGAAGAACTTCCACATGCTACTCAACAAATAAATTCTAAAAAAAATAGTGGATATTTAGCATATCTCGCAAATAGTATGTTTGGTGTTGATCAAGGATCTTTAGAATTAGGTTCACATCTATTAATGGATTTATATGACACAGATTGGGATCAAAATGTAACATATAGGACAGAAGGAATGCACGAATATGATGCACACCGAGGACAACTCATGAAAGATCAAATGAGTACTATATATCAAAATGATTGGGATTGGAATAAATATAGATCTGGTTCCAATTTTAATTATAATTTTATTAAATTAGTTAAAGAGCAAGGTAATACTTATGAAAGCTTAAGTGAAAAAGAGCAACAAGATATAAATCAAAGTTATATAGACTTTTTAGAAGGTCCTTATTATGCAAATCCTAGGGATATGAATGAATTATTAATTCCTATGGAACAAAAAATAGAACAAGATATTAAAAAAGGTATATATCCAAAAGCTCGTGATGGAGGTGCCCCTAAATATGAACACGGGGGTCCTCATGAAAAAGAAGAAGATGATGATGGTATATTCTCAAACTTTAACCAAACAGGATCTTTTAGAAAAAACATAGCTGAAAATTTAATTCCTTTTAGCTATAATAGCCCTATACAAAGGATACTTAGAGCTGGTGTTTTAGGTTATAAAACTGATATGAGAAAGCGATGGGAGGAAGATTCAGAAGATATTCATTCAACCTGGAAAACTCCTGATAAAGAAAGATTAGATCTTTTACAACTTGTAGCAGGCCAAGATCAGATGTATAATACAATGGAAGAATCAGAATTTAGACCTACAAAATCAAAAGATGAAAATGCTAAATATTATAGGTCTAAACGAACAGAAGATGAGATTATGCGAGAATTAATAATGAATAGAACGGAGAGCTTTGACGAAAACATAAAAAAACTGTTAGCAGGAAATGAATTACGGAATCTGGATCCAGGCCATGCAGGAGGTTCTGTCTTAGGTACTTATACAATAGATCAGGGAGAAGATGAGAGAGGAAAATATATATCTTATTATGATAAATGGGATTTAAACCCTATTCCTAAAACAGGGTGGGGATTTCTAGATAGAAATGTAGATAAAGGAGTAACGTATATGGTCGACAAACATGGATTTACGCAACCAGAAATATACGGTCGAATATATCTAGATGAAATTAACTATGAGAAACCATATCATTATTCAAATACAATGTGGGGAGGAGATCGCGAAGAAGGCGCAGAATATCATGACGGAGGAGGTGTAGACCATGATCATGATACAGAATATACTAGTATAGATGATATAGATTGGAATTTACTTTATAGAGCTATAGAGGCTAGAGAGCATGCAAATAGAAGTCATGAGGATACCTATATAAGAACTAGAGGTAAAGAGTGTCAAAGACTTGGAACATGTAGGGGATCTACTGCGTATGGACCTGTGCAACTTACCGCAAGTTTAGTAAGAAGACTATTAAATGAAGATGGAGAACTTAATTACGATAAATTTAATAATCCTTCAGGAAAATCTAGATGGTATAATTTAGATAATATAAATATGGATTATGTAAATAGATTTTTAGAACAATCTGCTTTATTTAATAAGTATGGAGGAGCGGATTTCCCTGAAGGGGGTGTAGACCCTATTACAGGAGAAGATGTAAGTAGATATAATTATGGAGGACCTGGAGATCTAATTTCTCAACAAGATCGAGAAGATTATCAAAAATTAGTTATAGAAATGTTAAAAGGAGAATTTAATGCATTACAAGGAGACGATCGTTCTCCTAATAAGCATCCTTTAACAATACGAAATATAGCACAAAGATGGAGAAGTTGGGGAGTAGAGACTTCATATGCAGAAGATGTAATGAATATGTATTATAATCCAGAAACTATTCCAGACTCTTATTTAGATATTGAAAATAAAGAAAAAGTAGAAGCTGCTTCTTTATCAGCTGAAGAAGAGTCAAAAAGAAGAGCGATATTTTTAAATAAAATGCCAGTTATAGAACCTGATAATACTAGAGTTGTAATGCCTCCTACTCTACATTTTCAGCAAATTTGGGATGATAATTTTACAGAAGAAGAACAAGAATATGCTTTTGGAGGAAATGTAACTCAAAATTCAGAGCAAAGACCTCAATCTTTTCTGAATCAAAATGGTCCTGGTAATTCTTATTTTACAGGATGGATGACAGATAGAAAACCTTATTCACCAACACATTTAAAACTTCCTTTAGATGCTGATATAGAAATGATATTTGCTGATAAATATAATACAGAATTAACTGACTTAGAAAATGAAAAATTCTTAGTATGGCTTGATACCTGGGAAGATTTGAACGGCAATAAAGTAAATAAAGCAGATTTTGGTGCTTATGATATTAGAGGTTATTGGAAATCAGGAGATTGGAAAGACATGACTGAAAATGGACATGGAACTGATACTTGGAAAAAACCAAATCATGTTACATTTTCTGAAGAATCTTTATATAGTAAACAAAAAGGAGGGAGTGAATATAGTGGAGGAACATGGATGGATGATGGTGCTTTTCTTCCAGGGTATCATAATATGTATACAAACGATAGATTAAAATGGGAGTTTGATAGAGATGAAGGTATAGAATATTTATTTTCAGGATATATGTTGCCTGAAGTAGAGGCTAAAGGTAAACGAACTGATAAAACAGCGATCTACGGAGAAGCTGAGTAAAAATTATTCAGACATTTATATGCTAAACTAAACGTTTCGCTATAGATGTAGTAAAAAACTAAAAATATATAACAATTTTTGTTATGTTTTTAGTATAAAAGTAATTATATTTGTAAACGTAAAAATTAAACATGGACGGAAAACAGACCTTGAATGAAAAACCAATCACTCAGGATAATAGTAACCTAGATTCAATCTGGGATATTGACGAACCTAGTTTTGACGAAGCTTTTCAGATAGAGACAGACAAAGGAGATCCTTTAGCAGGATTACCTACGACTGAGGAAAAACCCGAAGAAGCTCCACTTTCAGAAAATAAACCTGAAGCTATTGAAGAAGACGGTAATAAAGTTGTGAAAGAATCAGAAATAGAAGATGATGGTATCTTAGGTAGTATCGAGGACGAGTCCAACCAAGAAAAAGAAGATTCATTACCAGAATTAGATCTTGATGCAGTCGGATCTGAAGCTGATAAAGAAGATTCTCAGGAAACTGAAGAAAAGGTTGACGAAAATGAATTTTTAACTTTTGCTAAAGTATTAGCTGAAAATGAACTTTTAGATTTGGATGAAGATTCGAATATAGAAGGAAACGTAGATGGGCTTGTAGATGCTTTTGGAAAAACAATTAAGAACAGAGTCAAAGAAGAAATAGATTTATTTCAGAAAGGGCTACCTCTAGAAGGAAGAGAACTTTTAGATCACTTAATGCAAGGAGGAAGTGTTCAGAATTTCAAAGATGCATATGCAACACCTGATTTCGAAAAAGTTACTATCGCAGGAGATAAAAATGTAAGCAATCAAAAATGGGTTCTTGCAGAATTTCTAAGATTACGAGGAGATTCTCAAGAAGAAATTGCAGAAACTATTGAAGATTATGAGGATTTAGGAAAATTAGAAAAACAAGCTGCTAAAGCTCAACAGAGACTGGCTGAATTTTCAAAACGCCAAAAAGAAGAATTGAAATTGCGTAGAGAAAAAGAAGAAAAAGTTAAAGAAGAGAAAAGAACAGAAGTTTTAACTAATATCCAAAATACAATAGATGAGTCTAAAGATATTAAAGGATTTCCTTTAACAAGAAAGGCTAAAAAAGACCTCATGGCTTATATGACAGATAACGCAGTCAAAGTCGATACGCCAAACGGTCCTCAATATGTAACGCAGTTTCAAGCAGATGAAATGAAGGCATCTAATAATGTGGAAGATTTTGTATTAAAAGCATATTTAAGGATGACGAATTATGATCTGACAGCAGTTAAAAAGAAGTCTACTACAGATTTTTCTTCAAAATTGCGACAACAACTCCAGAATAAGAAGAGTATGACTGGTACTCAAGCTAAATTTGGAGGAAATAAAAAGCCAGCTGGGGCGTCAAAAACTGACAATTCTAACTGGAGCATTTAGTATAATTAGTAAATAAGGTTTAATTAAAAAAAATTAGGAAATTATGAGAACACAATCTAAATTGACAGTTCTAACTAGACCTTGGCATGCAAACTTTACTGAAACAAACCACTTAGGATCTGCATTTTTAGCAGAACCTCATAAGTTTGATAAAGTATTGACTAGAGTGTTTACAGCTTCTCGTTTAGCTGACAATCCTCTTACTGCCATGACCAAAGGTATGGGAAGAACGTCAGAAATCGAATCATTCGATTGGGAATGGGAATTGATGGGAGCGTCATCAAGGCCTTTAACGGCAGTAGCAGCATCCGCAGGAAGCGGTGTAGGCTTAACGCCTTTAACGCTAACTCTAGACGAAGACTGGTTCAAACCAGGTGATGTTATTTCACCTGCAGCTGGAACAGAAAGAATTCTAGTGAGAATCCAATCAGGACCAGCTCCTGCAGCTAATGGATTTTCTTACATTTGTAAAATTGTAACAGACGATACAGCAGCATCGCTTCATGCGGATGCTCAAGCAGTAGGATGTCAATGGAGCAAAATGTATTCTGTATACGAAGAAGGTGGTGACCAAAGTGGTTCTACTACTTACGCAATGCCTATGAAACTTAAATCTCAGTTATCAACAATGAGAAAAGAGTATTCTATTACAGGTGATGCTGCTAATCAAGCATTAGTAGTTGCACTTATGGACGCGGAAGGAAAAGTATACAAAGATTATAAATGGTTAAAATATGCGGAAGCTGAATATTGGATCCAATGGCACAAAGAAAAAGAAAGAATTTTGTGGTATGGTACAATGTCTAACGGTGTAGCGGGAGCTAATGGCCGTGCAGCTAGAACAGGTCCTGGTGTACAGGAGTTGTTAAAAGATTCGCATGTTCACGTATATAATACGTTAACTGAGAAACTTATTCGTGAGTATTTACTTGACATCTTCTTTGGAAGAGTTGATATGAACAATAGAAATATTGTAGCATATACAGGTGAATATGGAATGTTAGCATTCCACCAAGCAATGTCTAATGCTTCTGCTCCTTTCTTAACAGTGGATTCTAAATTCATTTCAGGCGAGGGACAAAATTTAGCATTTGGTGGTCAGTTCGTAAAATACATCGGACCTAATGGAATTACATTAACGTTACGTCATAATCCAATGTATGATGATAGAGAAATCAATCATATCATGCACCCAGATAAGCAAGTGCCAGTTGAATCTATGAGATTTACTTTCCTTGACTTTGGTGGAACAGGTGGTGAAAGTAACATTAAGTATGTACATAAGAAAGGTGGTTATAAATTAGGATATGTTTCTGGTTTACAAACTCCTTACGGTGCTAACAAAGGTGGTTTAATGAGTAACGCTAAAGATGCATACACTATGATCGTTCACGATCAATGTGGTATACAAATTGATGACGTTACAAGATGTGGTGAACTTATTTTAGGTTTACAATAGTATAAACAAATTTACATAGAAAATGAATAAAAAGACTTTAGTATATGTAAAACCAATCATAAAAGAAAGATGGCATGGCCTTCACAAACAGGGCCGTGCCAAATTTCAAGGTACTGCAGATGTTATCCAACCAATATTTGATTCAAGTATTGGACAGTTAGCAACTGGATTATCAGCCGATGACATTGAACGTCTAGGCGGAATTTTAGGTCATGATTTAACTCCTAATTCAGGAAATGAATTTTGGCAAAATTTTAAAGTAAAACTAGAGGATAAAACTACTATCTATGATATTAGTATTCCTCTTCAAGAATTACAAGTAGCTATTTTGAAAGCTAGCAAATACATTGCTAACTCTCAAAAAGAACATGAAAACGGTAAATGGCCTAACGCTAAATACGTTATTCATGACGAAAAGCAAGAGATTGAAAAGAAAGCGCGAGGAGCTGAGGTTAAAGCTAAAGCTGTAACAACGTTTTCAAAACTATCTCATGCTAAACGTGTAGATCTACTTAAGATTTTTGGAAAAGCTGCAGACAATGTTTCAGAAGATTTTTCTTATTCTCAGTTATATGAGATTGTAGAAGATGATCCTAAACGTTTTATGGAAGTAGCTGGAGCAAAACCTGAAGAAATTAAAATAAAAGCTTTAATCTTCGATTTAGAAGGAAAAGGTATTTTAAGAACTAAAGGTACTGCTTATTTATATAATGATCAACAAGTTGGTTTTGATTATGAAGATACAGTTTCGTATTTACTAAATCCTAAAAATCAAGAGCTGTTGGTTAAATTGACTGATGATTTAAAAGTTAGAAAGTAATGACTGTAGAAGAAATGCATTATGAATTCAAACTCAAGTTTAATAAACTTGATAGTAGCGACTATCGAAATTTTCAGATACCTGAAATAGATTGGATGCTTAATGAGGCCATGTGGTTATTTCTTAAACAACGTTACGGTATTAATAATGCCACTCAAACTGGATTTGAAGGCAGTCAAAAAAGAATTGATGATTTACGGAACCTAGTAGTGAAATATACCTCGCTACCAGGTACCGCATCAGTTGAGGCTAATTCATGGAGAGCAACTTTACCTGCAGATTATATTTTTGCAGTTAGAGTAATTGCTGACTGTGAAAAAACTACATGTAATGATTATCAAAGTACTAAAATGCTTACGTGTAGGCCGACACAACATGACGATTTAGATTCTACATTAAAAGATTCGTTATATAAACCTTCTTATGAGTGGGGAGAAATTCCCATTGTGTTTGGAACTGAGAGTTCTACCGCAGCAGATGCGGATACCATTTTTGGTTATACAGACGGAAGCTTTACAGTAACTTCTTTTTTTATAGATTATCTAAGAGAACCTAGGAGGATAGCCTTTCCTACTGGGGTTCCTGGAGGACAATATGTTTATCCTGACGGAACGGTAGTAGCTGCAAATCAAGACTGTGAGTTACCAGAACATGCTCACAAAGAAATAGTAGATACAGCTGTACTTATTGCCGCAGGGGATGTTAATCATCCAGGATTTCAAATTAAAATGGCTAAAACAGGTATAAATGAATAAATAATTGTTTAATTTAAAAATTTAGAAATCATGAAAAATGTACAACAAGTTTTTGTTGCTTCTGATAAAGAAGCTGCTGGTGTAGCTGTAGCTGCTATAGCTGCTGGCGAATTTGGAGTTGTAGACGGAGCAACTCATCAAACTGTAGCTAACATTTCGGCTGTAACAGGTGACTATTACTATTTTGGACTTGGACATGCTGATGGAACTATTGTTTCTGACATGTTCTTAACTAATAATCCAGGTGATAATGTAGCTTGTAAAGTTGTTAACGATGCATATACTGCGGGTGAAGACAAAGCTATTGCTTACACTATGGGTAAAGTATCTTGTGAAACCGAATACCTTTTAAAAATTAGATTTGAAGGTGAAAAAATTGCTAAAAATTATGGATATAATGACTTAGTTCAAACTTTTAGTTATACAACTAAATGTTGTGACCCTTGTTCAACTGCATGCCCTACAGGTGGATGTGCTGATTTAGCTTGGGGACTAGCACAAGCAATTAATGCTTATGACACTAGTTTAATTGAGGCAGAAGTTCTTGATATTTCAACTGCTGGATCTCCTGTTACTATTAGTAGTGACGCAGCTGCTATCGCATGGGATGCTGCTGTAACGGCTGGAACTGAAAGTTGCGATGACTTAGTCCTTGTAATTAGAGGAAAAAGTAATGCATCTATTCCAGATCCTGCTACTTGCGCACCTGATGCAATGGCTATAAATCAACATATTGTTGACTTTACTGTAGGATTTGCTGGAGGATTTGACTGTAATGGTCATGCTGTAAATACAGAAGATATTACTGGAGAAGTAACTGACAATGCTACAGTATTAGCAAGTGGAGAAGCTTATCAAGTAACTAATTTACAAGCATGGGCTGCAGGTTATAAAAGAACGAATGGTGTGTATAGAATTCCATTCCCTTACACAACTTTTAGTGGAAATGGTACTGTAGTTAGTGCTACTAATTATGATATAATTACTGCTCAAATTTGTGAAACTTATCCTGGAGCTGCTACTTTAAATGCTGTTGGTAATACACAGGAAATTATTGTAGCTACAGCTACTAGTGGTAATGCTGCTGGAATTGCAGGTTTATTTGCATAAAACTTATAAAGAACTAAAAATCCATTTGTTTGGTTGTTTGGTTGTTTAATTGGTGGTTCTGAGACTGGGGATCCTTTCGGGTCCTCAGTCAACGAACTTTAAAGTAATAATTTATGTAAATAAGAAATCCCATGTCTAGAGTAATCTGTTATAAATGTAATCAAGCCAATACTGGCGTATTATCCCAAACATTAGAACAAGGTATAACAACTTGTCCTGAAGGATGGAGTACGTCTATTCCTAATTGTGATCCAAAAATCACAGTGGGAGCTCCAGAAGGTGGGTGCGATGCTTTTTTTGAACAGTCATGCTCTTCTACAGGGCAGGTAGAAGTAGAAATTACTATTTTATCAAGCCTTCTTAATGTTCAAGTTCAAAACGCTTCAACTAATACTCAATTAAGTACATGTTCTTCAGCACAAAGTCCTTTTACAGTAACTGCTAATAATGGAGACCTTATTAGAGTAACAGGATATTGTCAAGATCCAACATTAGAAGAGACTTGGGATGGTGGTGTATCAGTCCCAAAACCTACGTGGGCAGAAGATAATTGTGGAAATACTGCGGTATCATCTACTACAAAAATTGTATTCTTCTATGATACTACATCTTTAGGAAGTGGTGCTAGATTAAATATGTATAATGCTGCTAATGATTGGTTATTAGATATTCAAGCTACTGATGGATATACAGGAGAAGTATATCACATTGAAATGGGAGGAGAACGTTGGGTACTATGGCCAGCATGGTTATTAGATTTAACTATTGATGTAGATGGGATAAATAATCCAACTAACGCGTCAGCTTGTGGTGCTAATACTCCTTCAAGTAACTGGGATGCTAATGAGGCAATTCTTGCTGAATGGAATTCTGATAGTAGTTCATATGTTCAAGCAACAGGATCCCAAGGAGCTACTAAAGCGATGCCTGCTCAAATTGCAGCAGGAGAAGATGTATTAGTTGTAATATTCGCAGATGAGGCTGTAGGACAACCTTGTGGTTATAGTAACACAAATACAGGAGCTGCGAGTGGTGGACTTGGAGGTTATCATAATGTCGCAGCAGATGATCAAAATAATACTATTGTTACTTCAGCACATGCTTATTATGATGTTGCATTACCTGCATGTATAACAGGTACTCCCAAAACTTTATGGCATCATGATTATGATACAGCAACCCCTAAAATAGCTGCACATAATGCAGGATCAGGAAATATAAGAACTTATATATATCCTTCTCAACCTACAGGAACTGTTCCTGGAACACAAAGAAGATCATTTGCTTTACATGTTTGGATGGCTGTAAATTCTGGAGATGCTAATGGATTACTAAATTCAGGAACTACCCCTCCTTCTTGCCAGATTGCTGATTTACAAAATGCAGTTTCTACAGGATCAAATTCGAATCCTTACTATCTTGGTGGTTTTGGTCAATTAGATACTTTTGGTTTTGGTGCTAATGTAGAATGTAAGGCTTTTACTATGCACGACTTTAAAGCGGACTTAGATGCATTTTTAAGTCTGAATCAAAATACATGTGACGGTACTGATTGTGCTGCTGTTTTAGTTATAAAACCAGATGGAACGCCTGTTTCTAATGAACAAATTACTATAGGAAGTACTACTGTTTCTACAGATGCGTCAGGATATACAGCTTTAGTTTCAGGATTATCTGGAGCTGTTCTAATCAATGGTTGTTATAACTATACTTTTTCAGGAAATTGTACTCAATATTTATTTAAAATAG